CTCAGGTATAGCGACAGACTGCAAGTTCCATTGTTTAAAAATGAATGGGGCACTTGATGCCATTGGACGATACAACACATGCCCCATTAACAGACGATTGGGGTCTTAACCGAGCCCAGCGTTGGGATCTAAAATTATGCTGGCTTCCAAAAAAATGTTTTTTGACTGGAAAGCCACTGTGGGGTAGATTGGCCTACTGCGGTATCAGATGGATACACGGTCCCGGTGAACATATTGAACAGGTTTATTGGGTAGATAGACACGAGTACCTACTTTGGAGACTCAAAGGAAATTAATATGGGAATTTTTGATAGGTTATTTAAACCAAAAGAACAAAAAGCTGTTGAGGCTGTTGAGTCTGCGGACCCAGTGCCTGAAGTGGTTGAAACAGTTAAGGAGCCTAAGCCTCGCAAGCCCAAGGCACCCAAGCCAAAAAAGTCTGCAAAAGATATAGCTACAGAAAAGGGAGAACCTTGGGTAAACATTATCAGCGTTGAACTTGATCCCAGCAATATTGGTGCAGGTGCATTTGAACTCGACTGGAATGAGCTCTTTGTTGCCAAGTTGGTTAAAGCTGGCTACATGCGTGGAAAAAATGATACCGATGCTGACATTGTTGACCGCTGGTTCCAAGATGTCTGCCGCAATGTAGTAATGGAAAATTTCGAGCAAGAAATGGCCGATCCAGAATTACGACAACCTCGTAGCCGAAAAATAGATGGCGACCGAACGGAATTCAGTTGACCTTGAAATCATTATGTGCTAACATAATGACATGACTACATACCTACTTATTGACCTTACCAACACCTACTTTCGTGCTCGCCACACTGCACACCGTGCCAGTACTAGCGAGGAAAAAGTAGCCTTTGCAATCCATGTCACACTGGCCAGTATTAATAAATGCTGGCGTGACCAAAAAGGCGACCATGTGGTCTTCTGCCACGAAGGTCGTTCGTGGCGCAAAGATTATTACAAACCTTATAAAGCCAATCGAGCAGAAGCCCGAGCCGCACTGACTGTTAGCGAAGCAGAAGAAGATCGTCTATTCTGGGAAGGACTGGATCATCTTAAAGACTTTTTCCGCGACAAGACTAACTGTACTGTACTGCAACACCCTGAGCTTGAAGCCGACGACTTGATCGCTGGTTGGATTCAAACTCATACCAAAGACCAACATATTATTGTTAGTAGCGACAGCGACTTTCATCAACTACTGGCTTCTAATGTGCGCCAATACAACGGCGTTAACGATGAGCTTCATACACTAGAGGGCATCTTCAACGGCAAGGGTCAGCGTGTTGTTGACAAGAAAACTAAAGAGCCCAAGGTTGCGCCAGATCCAAGTTGGATTCTGTTTGAGAAATGTATGCGTGGCGATTCCAGCGACAATGTCTTTAGTGCCTACCCAGGTGTTCGTGAGAAGGGCACAAAGAACAAGGTAGGCCTGCGAGAAGCATTTGCCGACCGCGCTATTAAAGGCTTCGCTTGGAACAATCTAATGTTGCAGAAGTGGGTTGACCACAATGGCGTTGAACACAAAGTTCTTGATGACTACAATCGTAATCGTGTACTAATCGACCTGACAGCACAGCCCGATGACATTCGTGTTAAAATTACTGAAACAATTCAAATTAATAGTGTAGCAAAACAAAAAAGTATGATCGGCAGTCACTTCTTAAAGTTCTGTGGTCGCCATGATCTAGCTAAACTTAGCGACCAGGCGCAGACCTTTGCTGAAATTTTTAGTTCAGAATTTAAAGGTTAACATGGCATTTACTTTTCACGAAAGTTGTATTAGATCTATTAAACCCGGCGACGATAACTTTTATATTCGCGACGGCATTACCATAACACCTAGAGCCGGACTTGAAATTAGTAAGTCTTGCCCTAGCGAGTATATTAGTATTTTAAAACAGGCTCTTAATGCTGGCTGGGTTAAACCTGTTGCTAATGTAACTGATTACGAACTATTAGTAATGACACTAGAAAGAAAATAATGTTCGAAGCAAAAACTGTTATTAAAAATAAATTCTGGATTGTTGAAGAAAACGGTCACCAAATTGGTACCATTCAAGCTGTTCCCGACGGTGTTGTTCTTGTGCACGGACAAACCAGAGAAAAGTTTCCATCTTTGCGATTGCTTGCGTCAAAGCATAACATCAAAGTTGTTTCTAGAAAAACTCGCCAACAAAAATCAGAAAACACAGTTTACGATTATCCCTGCGACGGGCATCCTTACAATCCTGTATATGATGTTAAATCAAAGTTGCCTCTCTATACCAAAGAAGAAAAAAGCAAGAGTTACTATTGTGCTGGACATTACTTGATTCTTGTTGAAGAAACTTGGCTTGGTGTATTTTGTCCCAAGAAGATTATTCTTTCTAGACATAAGTTCCTAGGCCCTTTTAAAAACAAAGATGCTCTAAATCAGCAACTAAAGCAGATCTCATCATAAACTACGCATAAATAAAGTTACATGAAGTGATTATCAAAGGATAGAGATGAGTAGACCTAAGCCAACGGTTATTTTAGAAAGCCTAAATAAAACCACATACAAATGCGACCAGGTTCTTGCCAGCGAGGGCATCTGGGCAGTTTACTTTGACGGTAAACCTGTCAACTTAAAAACTCAAAATATCTTAGTTAGCTATCCCGGTCCTAAGTATCGTAAAGTAAGTTTCAGTAATCCCGGACATGCAATTAGCCTGGCAAAGAAACTAAACACACAATTCAAAACTGACAAATTTACTGTTGTACTGCTTAATCAAGGATCAATCATTTACCCAGAAGCATAATGAGCAAGTCAAGTTCAATTGATCAACTCGGTTGGACACAAAGGTTTATTGAATCATCTGGCCGGCCAAGTGCGGGCCATTCTTTTGACCGCTTGCGTAAATCTTGGTGGTTTAATCCGTTAAACAGTAGTAGTATGAGGCTAAGTAAAGAAGGTGCTAATTATGCTACCACACATGCTAAAATTCACTATTATAGGCACAGTCTAGAACAAATTATCCTGCCTAAAACACTCTTGCAGTTAGAAAAAATCTTAGACTACCCTTACTACATACCCCAACTTAAGACCATAGTGGTGTTTGACGAACGAACCAGTATGACCTTAACCCTGTACAACAACGACCTACAGTTATACCTAGACAATGTGCAAAAGTTTAATTGATTTTCTGTGACTCGTGGTAAATACTATTAGTAGAAACCATGAGTTTTACTATTAGACACAGGAAATCACACAATGAAACAATTATCCGAAAAAATGTTTGCCATGCTAGAACGACTAGCAGAAATGTTTCCACAACAGACATACCAAAGCAGACTAGAACAATACCTAACACAATACACCGTTGACAATACTGCTCAACTTGAAAGTCTACAACGACGATTCGATCAACAGCAAGCCAGGGGGTTTTTATGAAAAAAGTATTTACATGGGTTTGGGAAGTCATGATCGAAATAGGCCAGCTTCGTGCAAAGTCTATTAAAAAAGGTCATTATCATTATTATTGACTTTTGTCGATAAATAAATTAACATACACACACAAGGAGGCACTATGCTTTTTACACCACACTCTCTGATCAGCACCGTTCAGGATGCAAAAAGGTCATTTGTTAATCAGTTTATATCTGATCCTACATTCAAGACCTTAGCCAATAACTACATTAATTCACAACAAGAATTTGCCAACATGCTAGTGAATAACACACTAGAAGTTGCCAAGTACTGCGCCACTGGTGCAGGATCCAAACGGTTCTCCCAAAGAACCAAAGCCACAGACTAACACACACATAAGGAGAAAATAATGTCTGAATTCAATATTCCAAAACTACCCGAAGTAAAGTTTAACAAAAACGGCTACGAAATCCGTACTGACATCTTGGCAATGGCCAAGGACCTAGTCGGCCAAGAGTATGCTGTCAAGTTCAACGGCTGGGAAATGACCGCTGAACGCGATCCTAAAACTAATCAAATCGTTAGCAAGGTTAACATGCCAGAGTTCCCAGGTCTTGACAAGGTCCTAGAAACTGCTGAAAAAATGTATGCTTTTGTTAACGCAGGTGCAACTGGTAAAAAGTAATACTCAAGTATTACACTAAAACAAAGGGCCTTTACGGCCCTTTTTTGTTGTATTTTTACAACAATAACCCGAATGGTTGACGGGTTATCCGTTTTTGCTTATAATTAAGGCTTGTTAAACGCAAACGGAGACTGAAATGAAAAATTGGACAGACAAGATTATTAACTGGAATCAACTGCCTGGTGTTGAAGTTCAGCGTCTTATTGCTACCTGGGGCAAGAGTCCTGCAGAGATTGCCAAGTACGATAAAAAGCACGGTTTCAAGAACGAATCTGTTGCAGTTCCTGCCAAAGCAGAAAAGTCTACTGCCAAAGCAGAGAAGCCTGCTAAGAAGACTTCAACTGCTTCTGTGCGCCAAAAGCACACCGGTGCCGACGGCGAGGTTAAGTTTGTTGAGCATCGCAACCTGTTTATCGGCTTCTTCGGCGGCAAGGTTGTGGTTACCAAGCGTACCGCAGAGGCTTGCAAAGAAGTCCTCCGTACTCAGTACAAACTGGAAGTGTAATACTCAAGTGTTACTGTGGCAAAAATGCCACAGTAACCCGAGCGATTGACGGGTTATCCACTTTTCGGTTATAATAACAGCATGTTGAACAAAACGGAGAACACAATGAAAGCACTGCAAGCATACATTGATCGGCAAAACAAGTACATGGCACTGTACCGCAGTCAGCGCACCGAGGCCTTGTATGAAATCCAAACTGCCGCTGGGCGTAAGCGTGTGGCAGAAACAATCGATTGTGCTCTTAGCCCGGAAAACCTCTCTTGCGATGGAGAACTGCCAAGCTCGGAAGTTAATCGTCGCTATCGCGAGCTTACCGCGGCCGCTCGAGATCTGATCAAAATTGACCCCAGCGTGGCTCAGTACATGTACGAATTCGCCTAAGGAGATAATCATGGATATCAAACAAGTCAACTCTGCTATCATGTTTGGTAACTTTACCAATGACCAACTGACTTCCATTGCCGATGCTGTGAAATATGCTCGGGCTCAGCTCACACAGAAAACCAAACGCAGTCTCATGCTTGGTGATACAGTCAAGTTTACCAGCAACCGTAACGGTGTGACTTATCGTGGTACCGTTCGTAAAATTGCCATCAAGTTTGTCACAGTTGACACTGGCCAATTTTTGTTCAAGGTTCCTGCTAACATGCTGGAGTCTGTTTAATCTGCAAGGGGGATTGGCGGCTACTAGATCCTGCAACTCGCTCGGATACTTCGCGCCAACCTTAAACAACAGCATCCTGTGCCCCTTAGCATAATGTTGCAACAGTACAACACATAATATCCCGACACTTGTTCAGGTTTTTGTTTTCGCATATAATACATACATTCATCCACAGAAAGGCACTTTATGTCAGCAACTATTTCCGAAAATCGCACCGTTACCGCTAACGAGGCTCGTCGTTCCATTCTTCGTTGTTTTAAAAAGCAACGCCCTTTGTTCCTGTGGGGCCCTCCTGGTATTGGTAAGAGCGAACTGGTTGCAGGTATTGCCGAAGACCTCGGCGGCCCTATGATCGACCTGCGCCTGGCGCAGATGGAACCCACTGACATTCGTGGTATTCCTTTTTACAACAAAGACTCTGGCATGATGGATTGGGCACCTCCAATTGATCTGCCTAGCGAAGAACTTGCAAGTAAGCATCCTATTGTCGTCTTGTTCTTGGACGAAATGAACAGTGCGGCACCTGCTGTACAGGCGGCAGCCTATCAACTTATTTTGAATCGTCGCATCGGCAAATATCACTTGCCTAAGAATGTTGTCATTGTTGCCGCCGGTAACCGTGAAAGCGACAAAGGTGTTACCTTCCGTATGCCTGCTCCATTGGCAAATCGTTTCGTTCACTTGGAAATGCGTGTGGACTTTGACAGCTGGCAACAATGGGCAGTTAACCACAAGATCCACAAAGATGTGGTTGGTTACCTGAGCTTTGCCAAGCAAGACCTGTTTGACTTTGACCCACGGTCTAGCTCGCGTTCGTTTGCTACTCCACGCTCTTGGACTTTTGTGTCCGAACTGCTGGAAGATGCTGATGACTTTGGTGACACCGGTACCATTGATTTGATTGCAGGTGCAGTCGGCGAAGGTCTTGCAGTTAAGTTCAACGCACACCGCAAGGTTGCAGGACAGATGCCCGACCCTGTGGATGTACTGGCAGGCAAGGTCAAAGATCTTAAGATCAAAGAAGTGTCAGCCATGTACTCTTTGAGCATTAGCCTGTGCTACGAACTCAAAGATGCTTACGAAAAAGCCAACGGAAAGTTGGATGACTGGAACAAGATGGCTGATAACTTCTTCCGTTTTGTTATGGATAATTTCTCAGTCGAGCTGGTGGTTATGGCAAGTCGTATTGCAATTACCACTTATGGCATTCCGTTTGTGCCTTCCAAACTCACTCACTTCGATGAGTTCCACAAGCGTTTTGGCAAGTATGTGGTAGCCGCTGTTGCCAAGTAAGGTAAGGGGCCTTGTGCCCCTTACTCATTTATGCTATAATAGAACTACAATAAGGACACAACATGACAGACACTACTCTTTCAAGCAAAGAAAAGACCAAGACCGCAACTGACCCTAAAGTTGATGCCGCGGCACGAGATAAACTTATTACCTCCCGTGTGGGTCTACTGCTTCGTGCAGGTTTCTTTGGTAATCTGGCTACTCGTCTCAAGTTGGTTAATGCCGACGAATGGTGTCCTACTGCCGCTACCGACGGGCGGACCTTTTGGTACAATAGCCAGTTCATTCAGCGCCTGAGTCTTAAGGAATGCGAGTTCCTTTTTGGTCACGAAGTACTGCATGTGGTTTACGATCACCTTGGCCGTCGTGGAGATCGCGACCCTGTGCTCAGTAACATTGCCGCAGACTATTGTGTTAACAGTGACCTGATTGACCAAGGTATCGGTAACAAGATTACCGCTGTTCCTATTCTCTACGATAAAAAATATCGTGGCTGGAGCTACGAAGAAGTCTATGACGACTTGTTCAAGAATGCCCAAAAAATTAACATTAAAGATCTTGCTAAACAACTGCTCGACGATCACCTCGAACTGGATGAAGGCAACGGCGACGACGGCGAAGAAGTAGACGGCAGTGGTAAAGGTCGTCCGCGTCTGAGCAAGTCTGAACAAAAAGAACTTCGCGACGAAATTAAAGATGCCATCTTACAGGCGGCTCGTGCAGTCGGTGCAGGCGAATTGCCAGCAGGTGTTCAACGCCTGATTAAAGAAATGACTACCAGTGTCATTGACTGGCGCGAGCTTCTCCTGCAACAAATCCAAAGCACCATTAAGAGCGACTTTAGCTGGAGCCGACCCAACCGTCGTAGTTGGCATATGGATGCAGTATTGCCAGGCATGAAGCCAGGCGAAACTGTTGACCTGTGCATTGCCATCGACACTTCTGGCTCCATTGGTGAAGAAGAGCTCAAGATCTTCCTTGGAGAGATCAACGGCATTATGGAGAGCTACGACGACTACAAAATTCAAGTGTGGAGTTTTGACACTAGTGTCTACAATCTGCAAGAATTTAATGCCGACAACATGCGTTCGATTACCGAGTACGAACCCAAGGGCGGTGGTGGCACTGACTTTATGGCTAATTGGGAGTTCATGAAAGAACATGAAATCCAGCCCAAGAAGTTTATTATGTTTACAGACGGATATCCGTTTGGTAGCTGGGGTGACCCTGACTACTGCGACACTGTGTTTATTATCAAAGGCAACCCTAAAGCCGAACCTCCATTCGGTATCTGGGCTATTTACGAGGATGCTAAGAAATGAAAGTTATTGACCCTACAGGCATTAAACGAGCACGAGATGCTCGAAAGATTGTCGAAGATCTTCAAGTGCGCCTAATGCAGTGCGAAATGCATCTAGAGGATCTAGCCAGGTGTGCAGAAATTGCACAGGTAACTAACCAGTTACACCTGCTGTCTAGTTTCACAGCGGCTGCTAACGAATATCTACAAGATAAACTAGAGATGCCCGAACACGAAACTGGAGACATGAAGATCAGGATCTTTACAGACGATGAGACAGTTTCAAATTAATCCTCTTAATGTACACTCATTGAGAGTAATGGATCATTGTCCTCCGCATTTCTTTGCGGTTGACTTTGATCTAAGTGCAGGCGCTAAGAAGATAACCGACTGGATTTACGAAAACTTGTCCGGTCGGTTTTACTTTGGTGAAGTGTTTTTGCACAATGAAGCAAGTGGACAATTTACAATAACAAAAAGAGCGGCCTTTGAAATACATAGCGAGGCTAGTTATTTTGCTCTTGTGTTACCTGAAATTAATAAATTTTAAGGTGCTGTCTATAGCGAATTAAATACATAGAGATTAGCGGAGGAACAGTAATGTCCGAAAATGAAAACCAACAAGAACAAATAGAAGAATCCCGACCAACACTAACACTAAATGATCTAAGACTAATGACTCAGATCATCGAGTCGGGATTATCAAGGAGTGCCTGGAAAGTAGATGAACTGTCAACAGTTGGCGGCTTGTACGACAGAGTAAGCACATTTCTAAATGTTGCTACAAAGGCACAGGCCCAACAGGCACAGGCTAGCACACCGGCTAGCGAACAAGATTAAAAGGATTAACTATGTATAAACATATAGGTAAACACAACGACAAAAAGATTCTAATTGTATTTAGAGAGGTACCTGATGAAGATCATATGTGCCTTGTAGTATACAGCGACTTGCTACCAAGGCTTTACCATGATGCTGTCATGAAGGTACTTGAAAGTGATGTCGGACAACAGGCAAAAGAGTTTGCTGATGCACTATTCAGAAACTTTATGCCAGATGGTACCAATTGCCTAGAAGCATTGCATCGCAATGGTCTTCTTAAAAAGATTCCTGCAAACCAAGTCTTGGTAACACCTACACCAACTAGTAGTGTACGCCTCGACGAGTTAAACGGTATCCTTAAAGAAATGAGCAAAGGCGAAGAAGCAGTTAAGCGCCTAGCCGAAATTGACTCTACCAAAGGGTTGAGTACTAAACCTAAGAAGAGAGAAGCCATTAAAGAAGTTGGAGTTCCTCCGACTAGCCGTACCAAGGAAGTTGCAACTGCCAACGAAGTTACGGCAAAAGAAGTAAGTGCTTTTTTAACTGATGCAGATCTTGCACAAGATCGTGTTCGCCAAGCTACTGATATGAAGAGCCAAGCTGAATCTTTACTTAAAGAAGTTCAGCGTTTGTTAACCGAAGCAGCCGATTTAGATCCTTCCTTGAAGCAAGATGTCAAACCAACAACAACCAAGAAAAAAACCAAAGTCCAAGCTAAAGAAAATTAATGTTTCGGCAAAAGAGCAGTGGCGTAAAATTCTCAGAGATGTAGAAAAGGACGAAGTTCCTATTACACTTCTCAGGACACTGATAGTTAATTTAATCGATGGTACTATTGTTAACATCGATGTTAAAGAGCTAATCAGAGAAGGACACGACCCTGACTTAATTGAAGAAATGCTTGACATAAGGCTCAAAGCCTTGGACCATATGATTGAAGATGTCGATTTTTATATCGACCTCGACGATGTAGTTAAAACAGTTCAACCAATTACCGATCAAATTTTGAAAGACTTATGAAAGTAAAACTTGTTTCTTACTCGCAGCCTACTTCTGATTTTGCAGATCAAGGCGTTAATGATGCACAAGAACTTATTGCTTACTGTGCTCGAGTTAGTAATCCTGCCAATCAATTTAACACTGAGACTTCAGAAAAACTAATCCGTTATCTGGTAAAACATGCACACTGGAGCCCATTGGAAATGGTCAGTGCCTGCATTGAAATCACCACCACTCGAGATATTGCTAGGCAGATCTTACGCCACCGTAGTTTTAGCTTTCAAGAGTTCAGTCAGCGTTATGCAGACCCTACTGCTGAACTCGACGAAGCTTTTGTTCTTAGAGAAGCAAGATTGCAAGATACAAAAAATAGGCAGAATAGTGTCAAGTTGGACATGGATACTGTCGAGCATCGAATGCTTGCTTACGAATGGGAGCGGGCACAGAAGCGTGTTCTATTTTCTGCCAAACAAGAGTACTCCTGGGCAATCAAGAGTGGTATTGCCAAAGAGCAAGCTCGTGCTGTATTGCCCGAAGGACTAACAGTAAGCCGTATGTATATGAATGGCACTATTCGTAGCTGGATTCATTATATTGCGCTAAGG